CACACTTACTCTCATTATATCATTTCTTTTTTTTTATTTATTAGTTTATTTATATATATTATCCAAGTTAAATTGTATTTACTTTGTGTTATTTAATTAATATATAAATTATTTAATTGTTAAGTTATTTATATATATTATCCAAGTGAGAATGTATTTACTTTGTGTCATTATAGCAATATGTGAAATATATATTGGAATTCTACTTAATATGAAATTATAGTTGTGTTGAGATAGTTAGTTAAGTGTTGAAATATAATTCAAAACGTAAAAAAATTTTGAAATGTGTCTATAAACTTAGTGGGGCTGGGGTAAATAAAACGGTTTTGGCGGGGCTAGGGTGCGATGGGTGAGGAGGGGCAACACAGTACTCCAATATTTATAATAACTTTTTTTATATGACAATAGCCTTATATAGTCCTCTAGTAATAGGCAAATGTCACACTGTATAAAACATCCTAACATCGACAGGTTAAATAATATTTATAACATGTAATAATTAAAGTGTACACTTTTGTATTAAAACTAAAATTTAACATCATGCCAAAAGGTAAAGGAACATACGGATCTAAAAGAGGTAGACCGACTAAAAGAGTTAAAAAAATTAGTCCAGCAAGGCGTGCTTCTATTAAAAAAGGACCACCAAAGAAATCTACACCTAAAAAGAGAGTATATGTAGGTTTAAAGAACACCATATGGGATTCAAAAAATAAAAAACTCAAAGGAGCTTATAAAACTACTGTAAAAAAAGGTAAAGAAAAAACCAAATCAATCAGTATAAAAAGAGCTAAAAAACTTGTTAGTAAAGGAAAAGCTAGAGGACAAGTAGCACTTACAGGTAGAAAGAAAAAATAAATAATCGTGTCTACCAAGAAGCAAGCTAAGAAGACAGCTAAAAGTATTATTAAACAAGAACGTGAGAAAAGAAAAGAGTTCAACGAAAATAGTACAGTTAAACTTGGGGGCTCTGTAGCAGGAATGGTTAAAGACAAATTAAACCCTCAGATCACTGATGATAATATCCCTTATTCTCAAGAGGAAATAAAAAAAGATTTTGATGAGTATTTAGCAGCAAACCCTAACGCTACAATAGATGATGTGCGTTCATTTAGAGAAAACACGTTAGCAAAAAAAATAAGAGACAACGTATACCAACCAACAACCGCTAGTGAAGCAAATGTAAACCCATTCTTTTATCAATTCGGCGAAGAAGGTAATAGGGATGCAACATTTATTCAACAATTAACTAATACGATTCAGAAGGGCACAGTTGGTAAACCAGGAGGAGATGAAACGAGACAAATACTTAATCACTGGTTACAAACAGAATCTGAAATTACACCAGTTCAATTAGAGTTTGTAAAGAAAAACCAAAAAGCGCTTGGATTAAAAGATAGTGATATGAACAAACTATCAAAAACATTTGAAAGCTATACGTCATCTGATGGAGCAGTACCTGGTGAAGTTGGCACAAATCTTTCGGTAATGCAAAGCCCAGTGATGCAAGGTGGTTATATAAGAACAGAACAAGGGGGACATTGGATTCATGCAGACCCATTAGAGCACAAACAAATGATAGATGATATTAATAATGATCCTAATTTAACGAGTAAAGAAAAAATTGCAAAAGGCAAGGAAATGATTGAGGATTTTAAATCTGGTAGAGTGGTATATACTGGTGGAAGAGGACAGTTTTACGGGCCAGGTGGTTTTCAAGAACAAGCAGAACAACAAATTGACGTTGCAAGAGCGCGTGATGAAGCAGCTGGAGAAAAATTAACAGGAAATTTAAGAGCAAGAAATCCTGAAACTTTTTCTAATACCTTTATGCAAAGAAGAAAAAATAACTTTCCAAATCAATTAAATAGATAATTATGGCATATAGACAACCAGATCCTTTAAAAAATTTAGATAGCACAAATAATCAGAAGAAAAAAACAAGATCTGAGCATCTTGAAGACTATGCTGCATACATGACAAAAAAAGGTATGAAACCTTTTGAGTATGAATTTTCTGAATATTTAAGAGATCAGAAAGCAAAAGAAGTTGATACTATATATTACAAAGATTTAACAGGTCAATATTATCAGAGAATAACAAAAGGTGGCAAAAAAGTCTCTGAGAAAAGAGTTGACGCACCACCAAAACCTAAAAAAAGAAAAGGAGGAATGTAATATGGCACAAAAACAAAAAAAAGAAAGAGAACAAAGAAAGCTTTTAAAAAAAGGATTTAGAGCTGCAAGAAGAAAAACTAGAAAAGCTAATAGGAGTGATAGAGAAGCTAGAAGAGCCAAAAATCCAGGAAAAAGTATAACAATGAGTGGTAGAGAAAGAGGCAGTGGTCAATATTATGATAAAATATCAAATACATGGAAAAGTCCTAAGTTAACGTTTGAAGTAAGAGCAAAACGAAGAGAAGGTAAACTACAAAAGAAGCAAGGAAAGCTTGATAACTACTTAGCGCCTTTAATTGAAAAAGATGAAGTAAGAGAAGCCGGTTTAAATTATAGAGAAATTGGCGCAAATAAATTTAATAGATTATCTAAAAAACGTGATCTTATGGCCAACAAGCTTCGAAGCTCCACAAAAAAAGCAAATAGAATACGCTTAATGAGGGAGTTTGAGAAAACTTTTGGTGCAAAATTAAGAGAAAGAAAGAAATTAGGGATAGATAAGTACTTTAAATCAGAGTATGCTAAGAGAAAAGCATCATATGGTGGTATAAAAGCTATTAGAGACGTTACAAGAAGGGCAAGAAAGTCAATTAGAAGTGCTTTTAAAAGAAGTTTTAAATAAAAGTAGTGGCACAACAAAATTTAACCCCAACCGCAGCGCGACAAAAGTCTATAAGAGACAAAAGAAGAGCAATGCGTAAAGATAGAAGGGAAAAAAAGGCTGAAAATCAACGCTTGAGACGTGCCGCAAAAAAAGCAGGTCGTAATATTAAAGGAAAAGACTACGATCACAAGAAAAAAAAGTTTGTCAAAGTTAAAAAAAACAGAGGCAACTATGGAAAAGGAACTAAAAACGAGAAAAAAAGATGAAATTACTAACATACTTAATATATACACTATTAGCACTACATTTTATGGGGTGTGATTTTAAAAAACAAGGAAAATGGGAAAGAAAGATTAAGAAAGAAGATACCATAAAAATGTTACACCCTGATTCTATAAGAAAATATAGAGAAATCAGATGGACAGAGAAGAAAGCTAAAATTGATGCTAAATTTGATAGCTTAAAAATAGCTAAAGATAGCATTTAAAAAAAAATTGATGAAACCAAGATAATGTGACTAGTTCACAGATGTTTAACCAATAAATACCAAAATTATGACGTATTTTTATTACAAGACGACGAATACGTGGAATGGTCAACCACAATATATCCAGAAAACAAAAACCGAAGATGAAACTGTAGAATTATGGAAACATCTTGCAGATAAAAAGAACTGGAGAATAGTCCAGTTACCAAATGGATACTATCAAACTGAATACCGAGACATCGAAAAAAATGATGACTGGTATGATGTTACAAGACGTGAAACAATTGAGAGTGCTGAATCTGCCATTGATGGTAGTGTAGAGCATTATGCAAAACGCATAGACTTTATAAAAGGTCCAAAGATTGTTAAAACGTTTAAATAACTAATAACTTTAAATTTAATTAAATGGAATATAATAACCCTAGTCAAATCGTTAAAGATTTAAATTTTAGCGACAATGCTAAAAAGAGGATAATTTTAGGTGTGGATAAACTTGCTGAGGCAGTCAAATCCACCCTAGGTGCCTCTGGTAAATGCGTAATATACGAAGATGCCATGGGCAAACCGGTGATTACAAAAGACGGTGTAACCGTAGCTGAATCGGTTGTCTTATATGATCCGGTTGAAAACATGGGAGCGACATTAATCAAAGAAGCATCTCAAAAAACAGTAAAAGAAGCAGGTGATGGTACAACAACAGCAATCGTACTAGCAGAAGCATTATTAAAAAATGTATTGAATGAGAAAAATATTAAAGAAAATAAGTGTTCTATTAGAGAAATCAAAGAAGGCATTAATTCAGGTTTGGCAAAAATTAAGAAATATCTTGATAAAACCAGTATTAAAGTTGAAGGAGATCTTTTGGAACACGTCAGCTCAATATCTTGCAATAACGATAACGAGCTTGGAAAAATTATATCAGAAGCTTACGAAAAAGTAGGTAAAGATGGTGTAGTATTAATGGAAGAATCAGATACTGGTGAAACGTATGCTGATATAGTAGATGGAGTAAAATTCGAATCAGGATTAACTTCACCTCATTTTGTAACCGATAAAGATAAAAATAGATCTGTTCTTGAAGAACCATGTGTTCTTATTGTAGATTCTAAAATACCTAGTGTAAGGAAAATACAAAACATACTTGAATATGTTATAAAGAATAGAAGAAGTTTATTAATTATAGCGGATATAGAACAACAAGCAAAATCCGCATTATTAATGAATAAAGTAAAAGGTAATATTGAAATTAATATTATTGATCCACCTGGCTTTGGTCCAACCAAAAAAGATACCATGGAAGATTTAGGTATATTAACAGGAGCAAAAGTATTAAATGAAGAATTAGGTGATGATTTGGATTTAATACAACCAGATGTACTTGGTTATGCTAAAACAGCAGTAACAGATGATTCACATACTGTATTAACAGTTGATAAAAATGTGAAAGAATTACAAGATAGGATTAAAGAAGTTAAAAAAGCAATTAAAAAAGAAGGAAATACTTTTATTAAAAGTAAGATAGAAGAAAGATTAGGCATGTTATCCGGATCTGTGGGGATGATTAAAGTGGGTGCACATTCTAAAGTAGAATTGAAAGAAAAAAAAGATAGGGTTGAAGATGCAATTTACGCTACTAAAGCAGCATTAAAAGAAGGTATTGTACCTGGTGGTGGAATAGCTTTATTAAATGCGGCTAGTAATATAAAACCCAAAAATATGGGGGAGAAAATATTAGTAAAGTCCATAAAATCTCCATTTAAAACTATTATGGAAAATGCTGGTATTGAAAACTACGAAACACCTACCACTAAAGGTGTTGGTTTTAATGTAATCTCTGGTAATCAAGTCGACATGGTTAAAGCTGGAATCGTAGACCCCGTCTTAGTTACAAAAACTGCATTACAAAATGCTGTGAGTGTAGTAAACACTATTATCTCAGCAGATTGTGTTATTTCTAACGTAAGAGTTAATAAGAATGAAAGCAGTTAATTATTATCTTGTAGTAGAAAACATAAAGGAAAAACCAAAGAAAATAGCTGGTTTAGATATTATGGATAACGTAGATGAAGATAATAGATACGTTAAAGCTAAAGTATTCAGTATAGGTAATTTAGTGGAAGGCATAAAAGAAAATGATGTTGTATATTATGATAAGCACGCTGGTCACAGTATACAACATAAAGAAATATTATACTATGTCATCAAAGTCGGTGATGTGGTGTTAATAGACTAAACCGCAACCCTTAAACTATATACTTTATACTAAATATGTTTAACAATTAAAATATAAGACAATGGATAAAATGTTATATTTCGCAGCTGCGGCTCCAGATGGAACAGCAAGTACTGAACAAGTAGTTATGTTTCCTGTAGCTCAACTATCTCACTTTGAGATGGCGTCAGCAACTTCACTTAGAGTTTACTTTGAGTCAAGTCAAGAAAATGATGCTGATTCAGGTATTGATGCAGCTCACGCTGTTCTTACTATTGCTTCTGGAAAATACAAAGAAGCTTTACAAGACATCACAGCTGCAATAAATGCTCACCCAAATGGTGATCCATTTATAGTAATAGCTGACGAGGTGAATAGCAAATATGCTAGTGCACACGTTACAGCATGCGCATCTATCGCAATCGTTGATGCTTCTTAATGAAGTTATCGGCTAGCGATATTCGCGAACTGAAAATTCTTAAGTATTACAGGCTCGTACGAAAGTGGGCCTGTAAAACTTATGAATTAAAAGACGCGGATCTAGAATTACTTATATATTTAGATTGTAAAGGAAAATTCACACGTAATGATTTTATTGATGGGGTATATACATACTCATGGGATAAAAACAGGTGGGAAAGATTAAGAAGAAATGGTTGGATAGAAGCGTGGAGACACCGAAACAGAACTACAATTAAATATAGTATTTTTAAAACATCATTTAAATGTAGTCAACTCATAAGTAGAATATATAGAATTTTATTAGGTGAGGAAGATTTACCCACTTCAGAAAGAAGTGTATTTTATAATAATAAATCATATACTGATAAGGTTTATAACAAATCTATTGATGATATGATTAAAGACAAAGAAAGATAATATGGCAACATTAACCCCAACATTAACATTAGTAAGTACAGATACGTCAACAGATTCGTTAAGTATATCAGTAACTGATAGCTTAACAGTAGAAACACCTATGATTGACGTGGCTAGAATAACATTAACAACAAGTACAACGGATTTAGTTGGCACAGGCAGTTCAGCTATAGTATATTTATATGCTAAAAACACTGATTCAAGTCAAACGGTTGTTTTAGAACAAACAGCAGATGCTAAAGCGTTTGCAGATTTAAGCCCTGGAGAATTTTGTTTCTTTCCAGTGAAAGGTACAAAAGGTGTTAGAGCTAAGTCAGCTGCTAGTACAGCTGTACTTGAATATGGATACTGGACTAAAGGATAATGAGTAAAATTTTAGGAAAAATATTTGGCAATGCCGGAGGTAGTGTATTACAAAAACTATCCGGCGTCGCCGATAAATTTATAACAACAGGCGATGAGAAGAGAGCGTTTCAAAAAGATATGGAACAAATTTTTCTTGATGCTGAGGCAGCAATGCAGAAAAATGTTACCGATAGATGGAAAGCAGATCTAGAACATGGTAACTTTTTAACAAGATCAGTACGTCCACTGGTTTTAATCTTTTTAATTATATCTACTGTAATCATGGTGTTTATTGATAGTGGTTCAATAACATTCAACGTTGAGCAAAAATGGACAGATTTACTTCAGTTAGTTTTAATGACTACCATCGGGGCCTATTTCGGCGGACGAAGCGTTGAAAAGTTTAATCAATTTAAAAAGAAATGACATGGCAAGACTTAGTGTATATGATACCGATGCAACCGTTGAAGCTGGTGATAGAGTAATTGGTACTGATGTTTCTGGTACTTTAACGAAAAATTATACAGTAGAAAAATTAGGTAATTTTATTCATTCTACATACGGATCAGAAGGATATAATAATATTGCGTTTAATACAAGCACCGGTGTCTTAACTATGACAGAAGTTGATGGTGGTACTGATACAGTTGATTTAGGTATTGGTACGGGTGATTCACCTACATTTGTTGGTTTAACACTATCTGGTAACGCTGATTTTAATGGTGATTTAGACGTGGATGGAACTTCTAATTTAGATGCAGTAGACATAGACGGTGCTGTAGATATGGCATCAACTTTAACGTTAGCCGGTAATGCTGATTTTAATGGTGATTTAGATGTAGACGGCACAACTAATTTAGATAATACAGATATTGATGGAACATTTGCGGTTGATGGAACTACAATATCATTAGACGCAACAACATCATTTAACATAGACAATTCTAATACCTCAAATGGTATTACTATAGGTACTGCTACCTCAGGTGTACCTATATCAATTGGTCATTCGACCTCAGAAACAACAATAAACGATAATTTAACGGTAGGTGGTGATCTCACTGTAAACGGTGATACCACAACAGTAAATACAGCAACATTAAGTGTTGAAGATCCATTGATGATATTAGCAAGTGGTAACAATTCATCTGATACTGTAGATATAGGATTTTATGGATTATATGATACTAGTGGATCACAAGATCTGTATAGTGGTTTATTTAGAGACGCTAATGATTCAGGTAAATGGAAATTATTTAAAGATTTACAAGCAGCACCAACAACAACAGTTAATACAGGTGGAACTGGTTATGCGGTGGGTACATTAGTGGCGAATATAGAAGGCGAAACTTCAAAAGTTACAGTCGCAGACAAAGATACATGCGATGAATATCCAGTTGTGTTTCATGATGAATCTAGTAATTTACATGATGATACTGGAGGTTTTGAATATAATCCTAATAAATGTCATTTACATTTAAAAGGTGTAGCGCCAACTTTATACTTTACAGATTCAGATACTAATGGTGATTCTTATTTAACAGCTAATAGTAGCGCTGGATCTCTTGCTATTGCAGCAGATTATAATAACGAAGCAAATACAACTAAAATAGGATTTACATTAGACGGTAAAGAAATTGGCCACTGGAGAGGTGATTCAAGTCAAATAGGTAGTTTAAGATTATTTCCACAAAAAGGTAATAATGACGATCAAGGTATATTTTTTGGAACAGCAACATCAGAACCAGGTTTCTTAGATTGGACTGGTAAAAGGATGATAGCCTTTGACACAAGCGAAACATTACACTTTTGGGCAAATGATAGTGATGGTACACCAACTGGACATTTACAAATAGCTTCTGCTGGTGGTGTTAGTGCTGGTGGTGATGTAGATGTAACAGGTAGTATTAAGTGTACGCAAAATTTAAGAAGAACAATAACAACAGCGACAGAATCAAGTAATACACACACTTGTGATTTAAGTTTAAATGATAACTTTAATATAGCGTGTAATAATGCAGCCACAACAATTGCATTAACTGTAGCATCTGAAAATGTTGGTCAATCTGGTACAATTACAATTGTTAATCCTTCAAGTGTTGGATCTTTGTCCTTTGTAGCACTTCCAAGTTATATGCTCACGCCAGACGGTGCAACTGTAAATTTTGTAACAACCGCAAACGCAATATCTATGATTTCTTATTACGTTCATGCTACGGATAAAGTTCTTGTAAATTATGTTGGTAACTTTGCTTAATTATGAAACGATATGAGGAATTTACTAGGATTTTCAAAGAAAGATAATTGGGTAACAGCAACAACAAAAGCAACAGCCACAAGTAAAAATACAAACACAACTTGGTCTACAAATAAGGCTACTACCACAACATATAACACATCAACTAATACTACTACAACTTTTAATACTAGTACTATTACGCAGAAATCAACAGCAACAGTTGTTTCAACTAGTAAATCTACAACTACTACCTTTAATACATCAACTAATACTACAACCGCGTTTAATACAAGTACAACGACTACAACGGCATATTCTACTAGTTGGGCTACAAGTAAAAATACTACCACTACGTACAATACATCAACTGATACTACTACTACGTATAATACGTCAACTAATACTACCACCGCTTTTAATACTAGCACAGCAACCCAAAGATCTACAAATACAGTGGTTAGTACAACTAGAAGTACAAGTACTGCTTATAATACATCTACAAATACTACAACTACATATAATACAACTAAAGCTACCACTACAACATACAACACTAGCACCACAACTAGTAAGTCAACAAATACAACATGGAGTACAAATAAATCAACAACCACAACATTTAATACTAGTACTAACACAACAACAACATATACTACAACATGGAATACTAGTAGAACTACAATATTTAATACATCAACAACAACAAATAAATCTACTAATACTGTAGTTTCAACAAGTAAATCTACAACAACAACATTTAATACTAGTACAACAACTAACACTGTTGTGTCTACCAGTAGAGCTACCACAACCACATATAATACTGCAACTAATACAACAACCGCGTATACAACAACTTGGAGTACAAATAAATCAACAAATACAGTTGTATCAACCAGCAAAGCTACATCGACAGCTTACAATACAACAACAAGCACTACCACTACTTTTAACACATCGACAGCTACTACCACAACATATACAACCACGTGGGAAACGTCAAAAAGTACAACTACCACATTTAACACAAGTACAGCTACTACCACAACTTATAATACACAAACTGCAACTACTACAGCTTATGTAACAACATGGAGTACTAATAAAAATACAACTACAACTTATAACACAAGTACTAATACTACCACTACATACGAGACTAGTAAATCAACAACTACCACATATAATACTAGTACTACAACGGTAATCTCAACGAGTAAAAGTACTACTACAACCTGGTCTACATCGAAATCTACAAACGAAACTTCTAGTACATCTAAAAGTACTACTACAACGTATAATACACAGACCGCAACTACCACAACTTTTAATACAACTTGGTCTACTAATAAGAATACAACTACAACGTTTAATACGTCAACTAACACCACTACTACATATAATACATCTACAACAACTGTTGTTAGCACTAGTAAATCTACTACAACAACTTGGTCTACTTCTAAAAATACAAACACAGCATATAATACGTCGACAAATACAACCACCGTATATAACACAACCACTGCAACCACAACGGCATATACAACTACTTGGGAAACTAGTAAAAACACCACAACGACATTTAATACTTCACAAAGTACAACAACACAATATACTACAACTAAATCAACTAGTAAAAATACTACAACAACATATAACACAAGCACAGCAACCGCTACTACTAGAAGTACCGCTACTTCAAAAACCACATCTACAACATATAACACAAGCACAACAACCCAAACTGCTTATACAACAACTTGGTCAACTAACAAAAATACTACCACAAATTATAATACAAGTACTAATACTACAACAACATATGATACAACAACAACGTTTAATACCACAACAACATATGAAACTACTAAATCAACCGCAACTGCCTATACAACCACTTGGGCAACATCAAGAACAACAACATTTAACACAAGTCAAAATACAACTACAACGTTTAATACCACAACAACATTTACAACCACGTATACAACGTCATGGAATACTAGTGCATCTACTTCAAGATCAACATCAACTTCAAAAAGCACAACTACTTATTATAATACTAGTAAGAGTACTACTACAACATTTAATACTTCACAAAGTACATCAACAAGTAGATCCACTTCAACATCGTGGAATACAACAAGAACAACACATTATAATACTACAATTTTATTAGACGTAGACACCACAGGATATACATTTAGTACATCATGGACAACATACTATCATTCATGTTGGATGACACAATTTGGTGGATGCTTTAGAAATTGTATATAACATGTAAATATAAGAAATATGGTAGATCCAGCAGTTAGACGAAAGGCGTATTTAGAAGCAAATTTAACATTTGCTAGTGATAAGATTACTTGGGCTTCGGATTTAAATGACACAAGAGAAATTCAAATGTCATGGGAACAACCGATACACACTAAGGCGGCCGAGCTATGCGTCGAGGCTGGTGATCATGTTTTAGAATGTGGTTTTGGTATGGGTATGTTAGCTGATGCTATTCAAGCAAGAAATCCTGCATCACATACTATAACAGAATCACACCCTGAGTTGATAACAAAAGCAAAAGCTTGGGCTGTTGGTAAATCAAATGTTAGAATTGTTGAAGATACTTGGTGGACTTTAATGTCTGAACACTATACTCGTTACGATGCAATATTTCAACTATTTGCATATGCAGACGATTTATTACATACTAAATTTCGTCATTTTGCTAGAAATAAAGCTAAGCCAAATTGTAAGGTAACATGGTGGAATTTTACAGCTGGTACAACAGATCCCTTTATGCTTTTTGATTGTACTGAACCAACATCATGGGCAAATGATGTTCAATTTACAAACATTACAGTTGATCCACCAGAAAATACATATTTTAATCAAACTACAATGAAGTTACCAGTTTTAACTTTAACACCTGAATTAAAGAAAATACCTGGTTTTGTTAATGGGTCTAAACTCCTTCATTATTCAGAAAAATTAGTTGGACAAATTGAAATTGAAAAAGCTGGACAAGCATATAGTGTATTAACATGTGAAGATCCTGCGAATCCCGTTTTAACATATGCGGGAAGTGATCTTACTTGTTGGAGTGTTGTATGTTATGGTATGTGGAAAATTAATGATGATTTACTAATAGTATCTGGTAATCAACCCATGGTAGTAAAGCGCGATGGATCTTGGGTTGAGAAGAATGTAAACGAATTAGTGGTTGGAGATAAGTTATATAGAGTGGATAACACTGAAGTTGAAATAACAAAATTAGAATTTGATAGTAGTGATGATAATGCTTATAATATTAGCCACGTGCAAAGTGATTATAATTATTTTATTAATAATATTTTAATTAAGAAAGGAGGATTTACAGATGCCTAATACTCAAACCTGTGTATCAACTCAAAAAAATACATCAAGAAACACAAGTACTACAATTACCACACCACAAACAAATTATACTGTTGGTACTAGTAGATCAACCACATATGCTACAAGTCAAAATACAACTACAACGTTTAATACTACTACGACTTGGGCTACTAGTAGAAGTACAACTACATCATGGCAAACTAGTCATAGTACCACAACAACATTTAATACTACAACTACTTTCACAACCACGTGGTCAACAAGTCAAAGTACTTCTAAACAAACAACAAGATCAACATCAACTTCTCGCTCTACAGGAACTAGTTGGGCAACTAGTAGAACTACCACGTTTAATACCTCAACAACCACTACAATAAATACAACTACAACTTACAATACTACTAAATCAACAGCAACAACTAGAAGTACATCAACATCAAAAACCACAGCAACAGCTTATAATACTAGTACAGCTACCACAACGACATTTAATACAACAACCACAACTACAATAGGCACGACTACAACTTTTAATACCAGCACAAATACAACTACAACATACGACACAACAACAACATTTAATACAACCACAGCTTACAACACTAGCACTAGCACCACAACTACATATAACACAAGTACATTAACTACAAAGAGTACAACCACAACTTGGTCTACATCAAAATCTACATCAACAGCATATAATACCAGTACGGTAACAAGCAAAAGTACTAACACGGTTGTATCTACGTCAAAAGCTACATCAACAGCTTATAATACAACAACCGCTACAACAACTACATTTAACACATCAACTGCCACTACCACAACATATAACACACAAACTGCAACGGTGGTAAGTACTAGTAAATCAACATCTACTGAGTGGTCAACTTCAAAGAGCACAACAACTACATTTAACACAACAACAGCTACAACAAGAAGTACAAATACAGTAGTTTCTACATCTAAAAGTACAACGACGGTATATAATACTACCACGGCAACTACTACTACATTCAATACATCAACTGCAACAACAACTACGTATAATACTAGTACAAGCACAACTGTATCAACTAGTAAATCTACCACAACGACTTATAATACCACAAAAGCAACTAGTACAACATACAATACTTCTACAGCAACAACAACGGTGTTTAATACATCCACTACAACTAGTAAAAGTACAAACACAGTTGTATCAACAAGTAAGTCAACCACTACCACTTGGTCTACAAGTAAAAGTACAACAACTGCTTTTAATACTAGTACTATAACAAGTAAATCTACCACAACAACATGGAGTACCAACAAAAACACTACAACTACGTATAATACAGCTACTAATACTACAACTACGTATAATACACAAACAGCTACAACCACTACGTTTAATACGTCAACTATTACAAGTAAAGCTACTAGTACAACTTATAATACGAGTACAAACACAACTACAACATTTAATACTTCTACTGGAACAACAACCACGTGGTCCACTAGTAAGAGCACGACAACGGTATACAATACACAAACAGCAACAAATACAGTTTATACCACCACATGGGAAACAAGTAGAACAACAATATTTGAAACAAGTTCAATAACTAGTAAGTCCACTACAACCACATGGGCAACAAATAAATCTACAAGTACAGTATTTAATACAACAACAGCAACCACAACCGCGTTTAATACAACATACAATACAAGCACTAACACAACCACAACGTTTGAGACAAGTAAAACAACTTCAACAACATACAATACTAGCACTAATACAACTACAACATTTAATACTCAAACAGCTACTACAACAATTTTTGTAACAACGTGGGCGACAAGTAGAAGTACTACAACTGCGTATGAAACATCTAAAACAACAGCAACTGCATATAATACGTCAACTAGTACAACAACAACATTTAACACATCAACCATAACATCAAAATCTACTACAACTACATACAATACGCAAACTGCAACTGCTACAACATGGTCAACTAGTAAATCAACCACAACTACGTTTAATACAACAACCAATACCATAACTTTGTTTTCTACTGCTTATGAAACAACTAGATCTACTAGTACAGCGTATAATACTACTAAAAGTACAACCACAACATTTAATACAACTACAGCTACAGTTACAACTTATAATACTACAACTAGTTATAATACAACAAAATCTTGGTACAATACTTATCGAACAGATTATTCTACAGAAAGAGAAAATTTGATTCGATCTACTGGATAGGTAGAAAACTTAAAAAATATGTAATAATATAAATACGAATATAAATTAAATTTAATAATATGGAAATGTTTAATCAAAAGGTCTTATCTCAAAGAATAGGACGACTTAAAAAAAGTAAAGCTCTTGATGAATTAGAACAAGTTGAGGGTTATTGCTTACGTAAGTGTAGTGAAAGATTTTTAGAAACTAGTTATGATGTAATGGCAGAAGAAATGCCTTATTTTAAAACTATGGGATATACAGAATTTGCTACTAATTTTTACTTTCAACCATTAAATTCAAAGCTCAGAGGAGAACAATTAATGGATGCTTGGGATGATAATGTTAAAAACCCAGATGATTGGTCATCATACTTAGTAAATAACATACAGTCAAAGCTAGCAAATAAATATGAGGGTAGAAAAGAAGAAATAGAAAAATGGCCAGCTAAAGATTATTTAGTTGTTTTACCTGGTTCAAATAAAGTTAAAACTAATGTTTGCTTAAATAGATTGAAAGCTATATCTAAGAAACATGGTAATAATGTATATTTTAAACCACATCCAATAACAACACATCAAATAATTGGTGAGTTAAAAGATTTTTTTGGTGAAAGTAACATTTTACCTAGAGAAGTTGATATGTATTATTATTTACAAAAAGCTAAAGCGGTATATACAACACATATAAGTGAAAGTGCCATTTACGCGGCTGTTTTAGGAAAAAGAATAGAACCTATTGATACATGGAATACTTTAACAGCAGGATCTTTCGAATCTATTAATAAATATTTATTTACAAATCAACATCATATAAAAGATTATATAAATAAATGTTTTTCTAGTCCTAAATCTGGCATTGTTAATCCAATGGTAGATAAGAATTGGAAAGAAAAAGTAGATAAGTATATGGATTATATTTGTGAAAAACGTGATGTATACAAGGACTGGTTTATTGTTCAGCCAAAAAAGAAAGTTGTTAAGAAGTAAAAAGTGTGACAATTGCGTGATAATATAAACGAGTGAATTAATTTAAATTAAATAGAAAATTATGGCAAATAAAAAGAAAACTGAAGATTTAAAAGTTACCAGTGATGAATTACAAGATCTTCAATCATTAGTAACAGCAGTTAACAAACTTAGAATGCAAATTGGTGAATTAGAAATTAATAAATCAATGGCAGTTGAAAGATTTAATCAATTTAGAAAAGATTTAGTTGAATTAGAAGCTAAATTGAAAAATAAATACGGAGAAGTTAGTGTTAACGTAGAAGATGGAACTTTAAAAGAAATACCTACAGATGAAACTAATAAGAAAAATTAGTATCGGTAAAGATTATAAAAACGAAGCTATGCATTATGCTGTAGGTCAAGAAGTTTACGGGGGACATACAATTTGTGATATAATCGAAGAAGATACTAAATACAGTATTTATATCAAAAAACAAGATGACGTACTACCATGGAAAGATTTTAATAAAAATATGGCAGTATCAATTGAGTATAATTTAGAATATTAATGCAAAGCTTATATGATTTTATTATTAAACCAAAGGGAAGTAGGTATAATAATAAAAAGAAAATAGGTGATAAAGAATTAATATTAAATAGTGAAATAGCACACCATCAATATGTTAATAGAATTGGTGTTGTTTTATCTTTACCTTCTATAGGTAAAACAGAGATACAAGTAAATGATGAGGTAATTGTTCACCATAATGTCTTTAGAAGATTTCATAATGTACATGGTAGAGAACAAAACAGTAGAAGTTATATTAACGAAAATATGTATGCGGTAAAAGAAGATCAAATATTTGCATACAAGAGAAATAATAACTGGAAAGCTTTAAGTGGATATTGTTTTGTTAAACCAATTAAATCATATGATAAATTTAGTATTGATAAAGAACAACCATTAATCGGTATAATGAAATATTGTGACAATAGCCTTAAAGATATTAAATCAGAAGATTTAATAGGTTTTACTCCTAATAGTAAATACGAGTTTATTATTAATGGAGAGAGATTATATAGAGTATTAACAAATTCAATTTCAATTAAATATGAATATCAAGGACAAGAAAAAGAATATAATCCAAGCTGGTTATAAAGCGGTTGATGAATTAATTAAAGTAGCAAAAGAAAAAATAGTTGATTCAGAGGATGATGTTTCTGCTGATAGATTAAAAAATGCTGCAGCTACTAAAAAATTAGCTATTTTTGACGCGTTTGAGATATTAAACAGAATTGAAGAAGAAAAAAATATATTAGAAGATAAACCCACAACACAAAAAGAAAGTACTTTTCAAGGGTTTGCGGAAAGAAGATCTAAATAATGTACAAACAGACTTTATATAAAATTATTGAGCCAATAAGAATTAATACACTTAAAAGACTTAATAAAAGTAAGAAATGGAAATATGGTTATAATAAAGAACACGATATTATAGTCATAAGTAAAACAGGAGTGATAGGAGAAATATATGAGATACAAAATCTTAAAATAGCTTTACCTCCTGCTACTAAAGTTTATAGTAGATCTAAAAAGAAACAAGAGCAGTATTGGGAACAGTTTGAATATCCAAAAGCATTAAAAAATGTAAAAACCATTTTTGACTGGAGAGATTATCCCAACGAACATAAAGATAAATGGTTTGATTACATAAATGAAGAATTCAATCGTAGAGAACATGGTTTTTGGTTTAATAATAATGGTAAGCCTACTTACATTACCGGTACTCACTATATGTATCTTCAGTGGTCAAAAATTGACGTGGGTGCTCCTGAGTTTAGAGAATCTAACAGATTATTCTATATATTTTGGGAAGCTTGCAAAGCAGATAAACGCGCTTATGGAATATGTTACCTTAAAAATAGACGATCTGGTTTCTCGTTTATGGCAAGCGCGGAAGCAGTTAATGCTGCTACTATCTCGAGTGATGCAAGATATGGTATATTATCAAAGACTGGTTGGGATGCTAAAAAGATGTTTACAGATAAGGTTGTACCAATATCTGTTAATTACCCGTTTTTCTTTAAACCGATTCAGGATGGTATGGATCGACCAAAAACTGAACTTGCATATAGGGTCCCGGCTCAAAAATTTACTCGTAAGAAACTTCAAACGAATGAACAGATTGAGGAAATTGTAGGTTTAGATACAACAATTGATTGGAAAAATACTGGTGATAATAGTTATGATGGAGAAAAACTTAATTTATTAGTACATGATGAGAGTGGTAAATGGGAAAGACCTGATAATATATTAAACAACTGGAGAGTAACAAAAACATGTTTACGATTAGGTAGTAGAGTTATCGGTAAGTGTATGATGGGAAGTACATCGAACGCATTAGATAAAGGTGGTGATAATTTTAAAAAATTATATAGAGATTCTGATGTAACAAAAAGAAATAAAAATGGACAAACTAAATCTGGTTTATATAGTTTGTTTATACCAATGGAATGGAACTATGAGGGTTTTATGAATAAACACGGTATTCCAGTATTTGATACACCAAGCAAACCTGAATATGATTTTTATGATGAATTAATTGATACTGGTGTTATAGATCATTGGGAAAATGAAGTTGATGGTTTAAAAAGTGATCAAGATGCTTTGAATGAATTTTATCGTCAATTTCCAAGAACCGAAGAACACGCTTTTAGAGATGAGGCAAATAATAGTATATTTAATCTTGTTAAAATATACGAGCAAATTGATTATAATGAAGAAGCAAAAAGTGCAGCAGATATATCTAAAGGAAATTTTCAATGGGTTAGTGGTATAAAAGATTCTAATGTAATATTTTACCCTGATCCAAAAGGAAGATTTAAGGTTAGTTGGGTGCCACCACAACATTTACAAAATAAATATACTGTAAAAAACGGTATTAAATATCCAGCAAATGAACATATAGGTGCTTTTGGTTGTGATAGTTATGATATATCAGGAACAGTAGATGGTAAGGGTTCAAAAGGTTCTTTACATGGGTTAACAAAATTTAGTATGGAAGAGGTTCCTGCTAATCATTTTTTCTTAGAATATATAGCTAGACCCCAAACGGCTGAAATATTTTTTGAAGATGTTTTAATGGCATTGCATTTTTATGGTATGCCAATACTAGCTGAAAATAATAAACCTCGATTATTATATTATTTAAGAAGAAGAGGTTATAGAGGGTTTAGTATGAATAGACCTGATAAAGTTTGGAACAAATTATCTGTAGCTGAAAAGGAAATAGGTGGTATACCAAACTCAAGTGAAGATATAAAACAAGCTCACGCAGCAGCAATTGAAATGTATATTCAAGAACACGTTGGACATAAGGGTGAGGGTTATGGTAATATGTATTTTAATGCAACGTTAAATGATTGGGCTAGGTTTGATATAAATAAAAGAACAGCGTTTGATGCCACGATAAGTTCAGGTTTAGCTATTATGGCATGTAATAGACATTTGTATAAACCAAACGCAACAATAGAAAAAGAAAAAGTAAACATCAGTATTGCTAAATATAGTAATAAAGGTACAATATCGAAATTAATAAAGAATTATGATTGAAAAGGATATAAAAAGTCACTTTCCTAGTCAAATAGCCGATAACGCTACAAAAATATCTGCAGAATATGGATTAAGTGTAGCTAAAGCAATTGAACATGAATGGTTTAGTAAGGATGCTGGCGGTAATAGATTTGATGCTAATAAAGATGATTTCCACAAACTTCGTTTATATGCAAGAGGAGAACAACCTATAGAAAAATACAAAAATGAATTATCAATTAATGGTGATTTATCTTATTTAAATTTAGATTGGAAACCAGTACCTATTATACCAAAGTTTGTAGATATTGTTGTTAATGGTATTGCAGAAAGAACATATGATATAAAAGCATACTCACAAGATCCATTCGGTTTAAGTAAAAGAACTTCATACATGGAGGGTATTTTACAAGATATGCGCATGGGTGATATTAATAACATGATGCAAGAATCTTTTGGTATGAATATGTTTAATAATGATCCAAGTAAATTACCAGAGGATGAAGATGAATTAGCTGTTCACATGCAATTGGATTACAAACAATCAGTTGAATTAGCAGAAGAACAAGCAATTAATACAATATTTGATGATAACAAATATGAACTAACTAAAAAGAGATTATATTATGATTTAACAACTATTGGTATTGCTGCGGTAAAAAGTAATTTTACTCAAGCTGATGGCATAAAAGTAGAATATGTTGATCCAGCTAATGTAGTATATTCATATAGTACGTCACCGTATTTTGATGATTTATATTATGTTGGTGAGGTTAAATCTGTCCCAATTAATGAGTTAGTAAAAGAGTTTCCTAATTTAACTGTTGATGAGTTAGAAGACATTAAACAACAGGGTATATTTAATAATAATATTTCAAATAGAAATCTTCCAGACACAAGTACTATTGATAATAATATTATACAAATCTTATATTTTAGTTATAAAAGTTATATTAACGAAGTATATAAAGTAAAAACAACTGGAAGTGGAGCTGATAAAGCTTTAGAAAAAGATGATAACTTTAATCCACCTGAATCTGATAATTTCTCAAGAATATCTAGACCTGTGGAAGTATTATTTGAAGGAGCTTATGTAGTTGGTAAAGAAAAATTACTTAAGTGGGGTATGGCAAAAAACATGATGCGCCCAAAAAGTGATAGCACAAAGGTTAAATTAAATTATTCACTTGTTGCACCAAGAATATATAAAGGTAGAATTGAATCATTAGTAAAACGTATAACTGGTTTTGCTGATATGATTCAATTAACTCATTTAAAGATACAGCAAGTGCTAGCAAGAATGGTTCCTGATGGTGTATATTTAGATGCTGATGGTTTAGCTGAGGTTGATCTTGGTAACGGAACAAATTATAATCCACAAGAAGCGTTAAACATGTTTTTCCAAACCGGTAGTATTATTGGTCGATCGTTGACATCTGAAGGCGATATGAATCCAGGTAAAATACCTATTCAAGAAATACAAAGCGGATCTGGTAGTGGAAAGTTACAAAATTTAATTCAAACATATAATTATTATTTACAAATGATAAGAGATGTGACTGGGTTAAATGAAGCAAGAGATGCTGCTATGCCAGATAAAAATGCTTTAGTTGGTATACAAAAAATGGCAGCTGCTAATAGTAACACTGCAACAAGACATATATTACAGTCTGGATTATTTTTAACTGCTGAAGTAGCGGAATGTATCTCGTTGAGAGTATCTGATATAATAGAATATTCTCCTGCAAAAGAAGCATTTATTCAAAAAATTGGTGGACATAATGTAGCAACGTTAGAAGAGATGAAAGAATTACATCTATATGATTTTGGTATATTTATAGAATTAGAACCAGATGAGGAAGAAAAACAAATGTTAGAAAATAATATACAAGTTGCTTTATCAAAAGAAAATATTGAACTAGAAGATGCTATTGACGTGCGTTCTATAAAAAATGTTAAGTTAGCTAATCAAGTATTAAAAATTAGAAGAAAAAGAAAAATAGAAAGAGATCAAGCTCAACAACAACAAAATATACAAGCACAATCACAAGCTAACGCTGAAGCACAACAAGTAGCAGCTCAAGCTGAAGTGCAAAAACAACAAGCATTAACAGAATCAAAAATTCAATTAGCTCAAGCTGAGGCACAAATGGAATCTAATAAATTACAACAAGAAGCGGCTCTTAAAAAAGAACTAATGGATCATGAGTTTCAAATTAATATGAGATTAAAAGAAATGGAACTTGAATCTGCTAAAGAAAAAGAAACCGCCAAAGAAGATCGTAAAGATGAAAGAACTAGAATTCAAGCATCTCAACAATCTGAAATGATAGATCAAAGAAATAAGGATAAAGCACCAAAGAAATTTGAATCTGCTAATAATGATGTTATAAGCGGTGATTTTGATTTAGGAGCATTTGATCCTAGATAACATGTTTAACAAATAAATAATAGTAAAATGGCAATAGTAACAAACGATTGGACTGCTAAAATAATGGGATCAGTATGTACAGATGGTGGAGACGCTATCAAACCTCCTACAGGTCACGTATTTATTGGATTTACTGTGTTAGCCGCGGCAACATTTGATGCTGAGGGTGGTTTGGTTGCGGAAAATGCAACTGTATACGCAAACACAGAAGATGCTGCTGGTGATTTAGCTGCTGGTTCAGAAACAACAATTGAAGGATCTGGTGGTGTTGAAATAGATGCTAGTAATAGTTTTCCAGCTGGTGTAACTATTTATGGTAGGTATACCGAAATAGATGTAGCTGGTGGAACAATTATAGCATACTGGGGAAAATAAGAAATTGTACGAAAGTACATTATGTTTAATTAATTATATAATATTATATTATGGCTAAAAAAGAACAAAAAGTCGAAGAGGTAGTTGAACCTAAAGTTGAAACTAAAGAAGAAACTAAACCTCAAGAAACACCTGTTGACGAGAAACCAATGGGTGATAAAATTAAGGTTAAGAAACCTAAAATGAAAAAGATGAATATTGGTGATGAACCAATAAAAGTAGATTTAACTAAAGAAGTAGAAGAAAAGGTAGAGGAAAAAGTAGAGGAAAAAGTAGAGGAAAAGCCTGTTGAACAGGTTAAAGAAGAAGAAAAACCTACTGAAAAAGTTAAAGAAAAAGAAACAGAAACTCCTGTTTTAGAAGAAGTAACTGATGAAAAAGTTAATGAAGAGGTAAAAGATGTTAAAGAAGAAGTTACTGAAGCTGTTGAAGAAGCTAAAGAAACTGGAGAACCTTTACCAGAAAATATTCAAAAAGTTGTAGACTTTATGAATGATACTGGTGGAAGTCTTGATGATTACGTTAAATTAAATCAGGATTATAGTAAACTTAATGAAGAACAATTATTAAGAGAATACTATCAACAAACTAAACCTCATTTAAATAATGAAGAGATAAGTTTCTTGATGGAAGATCAGTTTTCATATGATAAAGATGCTGATGAAGAAAACGTAATTAAGAGAAAGAAATTAGCGTTTAAAGAGCAGGTTGCCGACGCTAGAACCCACTTAGACGGGTTAAAGTCTAAATACTATGAAGAAATCAAAGCTGGATCAAAGCTTACGCAAGATCAACAAAAAGCTGTAGATTTTTTTAATAGATATGAAAAGGAGAATGAAGCAACGCAAAAGCAAGTAGAAAAACAAAAATCAGTCTTTTTAGAAAAAACAGATAGTGTTTTTAACGACAAATTCAAAGGTTTTGAATATAATGTTGGTGAAAAAAGATATAGATTTAATGTTAAAGATGCAAATGAAGTTAAAACAACACAAAGTGACATTAATAATTTTGTTGGAAAATTTCTTGATAAAAGAAATAATACAATGAATGATGCCACTGGTTATCATAAATCTTTATTTACAGCTATGAACGCTGATGCAGTCGCAAATCACTTTTATGAACAAGGTAAAGCCGATGGGATTAAAGAAAATATTTCTAAATCTAAAAACATCGACATGAATCCTAGATCAGCTCATGAAAAAGTTGAGGCAGGAGGACTTAAAATGAGAGTGGTTACTGGTGATAATGCTAATAAACTCCGATTTAAACTTAAACAATAACTTTAAACAATTTAAAATTTATAACAAATGGCAGCAATAACTCCAACCGCGGGTGGTAGTTTAAACTTAACTCCCTCTCCGCAAAAGCAGACTTTGTCTGGAAACTATTTGGATTTCGCTGGTACTACTGACACAACTTGGGCTCAACAATATTTACCTGAGCTTATAGAAGAAGAAGCAGAGATTTTTGGAAACAGAAGCATCTCAGGTTTTCTTTCTCAAGTTGGTGCAGAAGAATCAATGGCATCGGATCAAGTAGTTTGGTCAGAACAAGGTAGATTACACCTGTCTTATAAAGGTTGTAGCGTTAGTACAAACACTTTTACCATCGGAACTTCTGTTGGTACAGCTGATACTACTAACACTCACGGTATAAGAGTAGGACAAATGGTTGTTGTAAGTGACGGTGCGGCATCTCCTGTGATATTCAAAGGATATGTTTCAGCTGTTCCTAACACAACTACATTAACAATTCTTCCGTATAAAGTTGCAGCTGTTGCAAACGTTTCGGGATTCAATACTTCAAGTACATCTATTAGAATATTTGTATTTGGTTCTGAGTTCAAGAAAGGTGACAACGGAATGAGCAACGCGGTAAATCCGGAATTCAAATCATACACTAACAAACCAATTATCATTAAAGATAAGTATGAGGTTAGTGGTTCTGATACAGCATCTATTGGCTGGGTCGAAGTTTCAGGTGAAGAAGGTCAAAATGGTTACCTATGGTATTTAAAAGCTGAAGGTGATACAAGATCTAGATACGCTGATTACTTAGAAATGGCATGTATAGAAGGTGTTTCTGGTGTACCTGGAAGCTCTACAGTAGATACAGAGCTAGGTAACGCTGGTAAAGATTTCGGTACTGAAGGTTTATTCGAAGCAATCGAAAATAGAGGACACGTTACTTCTGGTATAGCTGGAACTAGCGCTTCTGATGATTTAGGTTCTTTCGATGAAATCCTTAAAAAGTTTGATGAGCAAGGAGCAATTGAAGAAAACATGTTATATGCTAATAGATCTGTATCTTTAGCTATTGATGATATGTTAGCTTCACAAAATTCTTATGGCTCAGGTGGTACTTCTTGGGGAGTTTTTAATAACTCAGAAGAAATGGCACTTAACTTAGGATTTGCTGGATTTAGAAGAGGTTCTTATGACTTCTATAAATCTGATTGGAAATACTTAAATGACGCTACTTTAAGAGGTCAAGCAGCATTTGATGACGTTAGAGGGGTAATTATCCCAGCTGGTGTTTCAACTGTTTATGACCAAGGTATGGGTAGAAACATTAAGAGACCTTTCTTACACGTAAGATATAGAGCGTCTCAAGCTGATAATAGAAGACTAAAAACTTGGATCACAGGTTCAGTTGGTGGAAACATCACTTCTGATCTTGATGCAATGGAGGTCCATTACTTATCAGAAAGATGTTTAGTTGTTCAAGGAGCTAATAACTTCATGATTCTTAACTAATACATTATTTTTAAAGAGTTAGGTGCTTCGGCACCTAGCCCTTTATTTTTTTTAACTTATTTAATTATATTATATTATGGCAAAGAAAAAGAAAGAAGAAGTTTCTTTAGAAGAAACTCCTTTAGCAGTACAAGCAGAGACTGCTGTTAAAAAAGAAGAACCTAAAAAGGATTCTTGGGAGATAAAAGATCGTATGTATTATTTACGTGATGGTATGTCTCCATTAACATATACAATTAGATCACGAGGTATTTATTGGTATGATGCTGAAAAGGGATATGAGAGAGAAATTAAATATACTCTTAATCAAAGAACGCCGTTTGTAGATGAATTCAAAGGTGAAGCGAGATTAGGTCATATTGTATTTGAACAAGGAATGTTATTCGTTCCAAAAGAAAAACAAACATTACAACGTTTGTTAACAATACATCCAGATAAAAATAAATTGTTTTTCGAAAGAGATGAAATTCGAGAAGCAGAAGAAGATTTGGATATATTAGAAATGAGATTCCAAGCTTTAAGTTCTGCTAGAAATCTAGAGATTGATGAAGCAGAAGCAATACTTAGGGTTGAACAAGGAAGCTCAGTTGCTAAAATGACATCTAAAGAAATAAAAAGGGATATTTTAGTTTTTGCTACAAATAAACCTTCATTATTTTTAGAGTTAGCAAGTGATGATAATGTAAAGCTTAGAAACTTTGGTATCAAAGCGGTAGAAGCTAGAATTTTGATACTTTCAGATGACCAAAGAACATTTACATGGAAAGACACAGGTAGGAAGGTTATGACCGTTCCTTTTGATGAACATCCATATTCTGCATTAGCAGCGTTCTTTAAAACAGATGAAGGTTTAGAAATTTATAAAACAATAGAAAAACAAGTATAATCATCTTTATAGAGTAGTCATCTCTATGAGGTGACTACACTATATAAAAAAGAAATTATGGCAGTAAATGTAGATACAGTTTATCAAAGAGTATTAAGTATTCTTAACAAAGAACAAAGAGGTTATCTAACGCCTCAAGAATTCAACTTATTGGCTAATCAAGCTCAATTAGATATATTTGAGCAATATTTTTATGATCTAAATCAGTTTATGAGAATACCAGGGAATGATACAACATATGCTGATCAAGTAGATATAACACAAGAAAAAATTGACGTATTTGAAAAATTTAGACAAGACGTAAGTATGACAAGTGGTGGTGTAGGTGCATTACCAACACATTATAGAATGGGAGAGTTATCATACAATAATGGAGGAACTTATGTTGAAGTAGAAAAAGTATCACAAAATAATTTAAATCATTATATTAATTCACCTTTACTTGAACCAAGAGTAGCTAGACCAATTTATGTGCAAACTAGTGCTACTGCAATACAAGTTTACCCAACAACAATTACATCTGGTGTAACATGTAATTTAATATCTGCGCCCGCATCGATAGAATGGGCATATACAAACGTAAATAATCATCCATTATATAACGCGAACAATAGTACTAATTTTGAACTTCATCCTTCAGAAGAGAAAAATTTAGTTATAAAAATATTAGCATTAGCTGGTGTATTAGTTAAAGATCCAAACGTATATCAAGTTGCTGCAACAGAAGAAAACAAAGATGTTCAACAAGAAAAATCATAAATAAATGGGATTATTAGGAACAACAACACAAGAATCATATTATCAGCAAAGTCAGAGTAAATGGAGTACCGCTCCAAATGGAACAGCAACTGCTTTTACTTTAACAACTAGTTACTTTCCCACATTAACCGATTTAGTAAAAACCGAAATTAGAGTATTTGTCAATGATGTTGAAATTGATACAGCTAATTATAGCTTTTCTCAACCAACTTTAACATTTACAGGTAGATCAGGAAATGAAAGTGTATTAGCGGATGGTACTGGTGGTACTACAACCAACGCTCCAATCAATGGAGCTACTTTAGTAGTTAGAGAAAGATCAAGCGCTGAAAGACATGGAAAATATCAATATGTTAGTATGGATAATATTATTAATAATTTTTTATTTTCATATGTTGGTCAAGATAAAATAATTCCAAGAGCTAATAGAAGTGATGTAGCTTTTCATGCTCAACGTGGTTTAGCAGAATTAAGTTATGATACATTAAGAGTAGAAAAATCTCAAGAAATTGAAGTACCTGATTCATTAACTATGATTTTACCACATGATTATGTGAATTACGTAAAATTATCATGGTTAGAAACAACTACTGGTATTGAGCGTATTTTATATCCAGTAAGAGTTACAGGTAATCCAAAAGCATTATTACAAGATTCTGATTATAATTATTTATTTGATGATACAAGTGGTGAACTACTTGAGGGTGATCCTTCTGAGACTTGGAAGGGATTTAAATCTGAAACTACATCAGAAGCTACAGATGCTAAAGATACTTTAAAAGATTTAGAAGCACATAATGTTGGTGGTAGATATGGTATTGACCCGCAATACGCACAAGCTAATGGAACTTTCTTTATTGATAATGTTAGAGGTAAAATACATTTTAGTTCCAATTTAAGTAATAAAATAATAGTATTAAGATATGTAAGTGATACATTAGGTACAGATGGAGAAATGCAAATACACAAATTTGCAGAAGAAGCATTATATAAATGGATTATATATGGTTTAGTATCTACAAGATCTAATATTCCAGAGTATATTGTTAATAGATATAGAAAAGAAAGATTTGCAGCAACAAGAAAAGCTAAATTAAGATTATCAAATCTTAAAGCTGAAGAGCTTGCGCAGGTTATGCGTGGTAAATCTAAGTGGATTAAATAAAGTTTAAAAATATGCCAGAAATAAAAAATAACTTTACATCAGGTCGAATGAATAAAGATCTTGATGAAAGATTACTTCCTAAAGGTGAATATAGAGATGCATTAAACATTGATATAGCCACGTCTGAAACAGGTAATGTAGGTACTGCTCAAAACGTTTTGGGTACAGAAAGAATATCTACATTAGGTATTACTGGCCAAAAATGTATTGGTTCAATAGCTGATACAAAAAATGATAAAATTTATTGGTTTATTGCGGGTACAGCGGTTGATGCTATTGTAGAGTATAGTACTATTACAAAACAAATTAAACCAGTTTTAGTTGATGTAAAATCTACATCAGGTGGTATTTTAAATTTTCAAACAGAAGCGTTAAATAGAAAAAATGACAACCTAATTACTGGGGTTAATTTAATAGTTGATGAAGATAAAGATAATGCTGCTACAACATTTTTATTGTGGACAGATAATAAAAACGAACCTAAAAAAATAAATATAGAACGTTGTAAATCAGGTTGTGCTACCGGTGCTAGTTCGTATTCTACAATGACAAAATTATTTATTAGTGGTGTAGATAAAGGTAACATACTAGAAGAACATATTACTACAATAAAAAAATCACCACTCAACGCCCCAGACATAGCGTTGTATAAAACATCAGACGCTAGTAGAGATCAAACAAGATCCACAACAGCAACATATGTATCACAAGCAGGTGAATTAACAGAAACCAGAACAATTTCTAGTTCAGAAAGTGTAATCGAACCTAGACCAAAAGGTTATC